AGCTTCAGCCCGTCGGGCAGCGTGCAGCCGCGGAGGTCGAGGTAGCCGCCGACCGAGTCGGGCAGCTTCAGCCCGTCGGGCAGCGTGCAGCCGCGGAGGTCGAGGTAGCCGCCGACCGAGTCGGGCAGCGTGCAGCCGCTGAGGTCGAGGTAGCCGCCGACCGAGTCCGGCAGCTTCAGCCCGTCGGGCAGCGTGCAGCCGCTGAGGTCGAGGTAGCCGCCGACCGAGTCCGGCAGCTTCAGCCCGTCGGGCAGCGTGCAGCCGCGGAGGTCGAGGTAGCCGCCGACCGAGTCGGGCAGCTTCAGCCCGTCGGGCAGCGTGCAGCCGCGGAGGTCGAGGTAGCCGCCGACCGAGTCGGGCAGCTTCAGCCCGTCGGGCAGCGTGCAGCCGCGGAGGGCGAGGGAGCCGCCGACCGAGCCGGGCAGCGCGCCGATCTGGCGGATGCACTCCAGCAGAGCGTCCCCGCGGCGCGGATAGGCTGCCAAGATCGCGGATTTCAGCACGTTGGGGTTTTCGTTGCCGGCCGCGCGGACCACGAGCGAGCCGCCTGTGTCCCCGGCCGTCCATTCCCACTCGCGGTAGGTTTCCGGCGCCAGGCCGAAGGCTGCCACGGTTTTCTCGTGGTGCAGCAGGTCGGCGCACAGGATCCGCGGGTTGCGTTCGATCGTCACAAGGCCGGAAAGAAAGTTGCACATGCGCGCCTCCCAGTGTACAGGTTTTCAGGTTCCCGCCCGCCGCAACTCGGCGGGCTTCAAAAACTCCGTGGCCGCGGCTACGGCCGCATCGCTCTGCCGCCAGCAGCTCCGCCGCTCCACGCGGCATCGCAACACGGCCGCCGGCGAGCGGATCGCGGCGTCGCGGGCCAGGTCGATGGCCGTCGCCATAAACCGCAGCTTGTCCTCGTAGCGGTCGGCGACCAGGCCCGCCTCCCTCGCCGCTTGAAAGGCGGCCCGCAAGGCTGCCCGGTCCAACTGCGGCCGAAAGTGCCTGGCCTGAAGCGCCCGCCAGGCCGGCTGATCGGCCAGCGAACGGCGGGGCCGTTCAGCCCCGTTCAGCCCCGTTCGGCCGCGTTCAGCCCGTTCAGTCGCCGCGCCACCCGTATCCGTAGTTCTTGACGGAACGGATACGGGAGTATTTAGTTTCTTTCTTACGGAACGGGCGCCGGCTGAACTCGGCTGAACTCGGCTGAACTCGGCTGAACGCTCACCCCCCAAAAGCCGGAGGGCAGCGGCCGCGTCGAACTGTCCGTAGCTCGGCGCGGCCCTCGCGAGGGCCTCCTCGGCGGCCTCCACCAGGCGGTGCAAGACGAGTCGCAGCGCGCCATCCGCCCGGATCACCAGGCGGGATTCCCTCAGACGTTTGAGGGCCATAGAAACCGAGCCGACCGAGAGCCCGCAGGCCTCGGCCAGCAATCGCTGCGATCCGATCCGCATCACCAGGCAGCCGCTCTCCCGCCGCCCCTCCGTAATGATCCGCCGCACGATCCGCCCCAGGCTCTCCGGCACCCCTCCCAGTCGCTCCAGATCGTCCCACGCCGCCACGTAAGCCGCGTCGGCCTGCTCGACGGCCGCCAGCGGCAGATCGCGTTGTGGGCTTCCGTGCGTCATGTTCACGCCCACGGGCTGCGCCCCGTGGGATTTAAGGTTTAGTCTGGGGGGCCAGGCGATATAGCGGCTCGCACGTTCCGCGGGTCTGGAGCCGAGGCGCGGCGCGGCGGCTAACCTCGATCTCGCCGCGGGCAATCGCGAGTCTGGCAGACAGGCGCACCAGTGCCCGCCGGCCGGTGGCTACTGCCGCTTCCATCGACCCATACCGGTCCTTCCCACCGCTCCGGGAGTTGCGGTATGCCGCGGCCGCAGGAATGCGCTTGCCGAGTTTCAAAACCAGCTCGCTCAGCGAGTGCCATTTGCCGTCCGAAAGCTCGGACATAATATCCTTCGGGCGCAAGCCCGAGCACAAGCGGCTTCGATATTCCATCAGCGGCTCCTCAGCAACACGTTCGCACGCAACTTGAGTCGCTTCCAAAAGTCGGCAAACGCCGCCTGGTCCTCGTCGGCCGTCATTTGCAGATCCTTGAAACTCCCGAACGGCTCGCCGGCATCCCCCTCTTCGAGAAACGTGACCAAACGCCCGAGGGCCCGCAGTAGTTGGGTCCGCAGCGGCTTGGATGGACGAAAGGGCTGGCCGTTCCGGTTCCCGTTTCGATTGGCGTCTGCGCTCGTCCGCGATAACTCCGCCTCGATTTCTTTGATCGCCTCGCGGCGGGCCTCGTCCGATTTCAGGACCTTGACGCGAGTCACGGCCTCGCCGAGCCGAACCCCCGAAAGCGAGTGCTGGACCGCCAACGCGCCGAGCTTTACCATGGCGCCCTCGTCTTTCGAGAGCAGGTGCAAGTTCAGCGCCTGATTCGTCGTGAGCCGCGAATCGTCTACCGCGCCGGCTCTCAGGATCGCCTTAGCCGCGCGGGCATAGAGGCTGTTTCTGAGGGTAGTTTCCGCCAATCCAAAGCGGCGAGCGGCCTCGAGTACTGATTGCTTGCACCGATTGACTGCGTCCACCGCCTGCTCCGTCCGCTCCTCCGCCGACGGGAAGCGACCGTGGAGTTGGTTGACGTACTGCGACCAGGCGTGAATCGTCGCTAGGTCGGCGCCTTGAATCACGTAGAGCTCCAGGGCGTCTTTCGGCGAGACGGCTTTCGCCTCGACGAGCCGCCCCAGTGCCACATAGCGCTGTATGCCATCGGCCAAGACCAAGCCGCAAGCAGCCTTTCTAACAACGCAGCGGACGAACGGCCAACCGTCGAGCATGTGCTGCTGGTACTCCTCGACTGCCGTCTCCAGGACGGGGCCCGCCAGGCGTGCTTCGTTTTTCAACGAGGCCGCCCGATCGATGTGGCCGTAGTCGTGGGTCTCGACGCTAAAGTCGAGACCGTGGTCACGTAGCGCCCGCTCGTATTGCAGGCTGGCCAGCCAGGTAATCTTTTTCATCCTCCGTCTCCTTTGCAGTCCGTGAAAACTGGGCCCGCGAATTAGCGCTAATTCGCGCAAATTCGCGGGCAGGTTACGTCCTCTTCTCCGGCGGCAGAAATGGCAGCTCTACAAACTTGAAAACCTGCTCTTCGCTTTCCATGGCCACCGTGAGGCCGCTTTGCGCGTTGCTGAATCCTTGGCCGTACGGGTTCCACTTCCAGCCCTTGGCAATCGCCGCCATGCAGATCCGCTTGTTGCTCTCCGCCGGGCCCGTCCTGCACACCAGGTAGTTCCACCAGTTGGCCTCCGTGGCCGCGAACAGGTCAACCGGGATCCCACTGGCCACGTGGACGGCCAGCCGGTTCTTCTCGCCCCAGCTCGTCCCGCCGTGTTTCCCGACCCGCTTCGTCAAGACGCCAGACCGCAATAGCCCCTCCAGCATTTCCGCGGCCAGGTCGACCGGCCCCACGTGGAACAGGTCCAGCTTTCGCGGCTCGCACTTGGGAACAAAAAGAACCTCCACGTCGCCCACCTCGGCCTTCATCCGCCGCAGGGACCCGGCCACCACCAGCCGCAGCGTCACCGGCTTCAGCGCCACGCAAAGCTCGCGGGCCACGTCCAGCGCGGCGGCTCGCGGGTAGCGGATCTTGGTTTTGTCGGTTGGCATGATCGGTTCCAGTGCAACCCGCCCGGCCAAGGCCGGGAGCGCGGGGCAAGCCCCGCCGTTAAACGTCCTGGGTCGAGCGTGACATTTGGGTCGCCGCGTTCTGGGCGTCCAGCGGGGTCAGGGATAATTCCGGGTCGGCGGCCATCCGCCAGACGCTGGCCAACGCCGCCGCGCGGTGCGGACCGTCGAAGAGCCAGACGTAGCGCTCGATCCCCTTGCAGACGGCGACCGCGTGCAGGTCCGATGTCACCGCTTCCGGCTTTCCGCTTTCCGCTTTCATCTTCGCATCACTCCTTGATCTGGCCGGCCACCCAGTCGCGGGCCGCGCGGCCGATCTGCTGCGTCAGCTCCCGGAAGCTGGTCGGTAGCCGGCCGGCCTCGATGGCCGCGGCGAAGGCCGGCCCCCAGTGGTCGGCCCCGTGCTCGCAGAGCAGCTCCCGCCAATACTCCACCACCTCGCGGGCCTGGTCTGGCGTGGGCCCGTTGAACTGCAGTTTCATTTCCACCCGCGACAACAAGGCCCGGTCCACCTGCTCGATCAGGTTGGTGGCCATCACGATCAGCGTCGGGGCACGCCACCGGTCGAGGGCCTGGAAAAACACGGTCAGGGCCGAGGCCCGCTCGCGGTCGCACTGCCCCGAGCTGGCCGCCCGATCCACGAAGATGCTCTCGACCTCGTCGAACAGGCAGAGGGCCGGAACGGAAAGCCCGCTGAGGTACTGCGTCACGTCCGCCAGGGCTTTCGCGGTCTGGCTCATGTACGCCCCCAGCAGCCGCTCACACTGCACGCGGAATAGGGGCACGCGCAACTGCTGGCAGATCCACTGGCAGGCCATCGTCTTGCCGTTGCCCGGAGGACCGTAGAACAGCAGCCGATCCAGCGGCCGGATGCCGAACCGCAGCAGGCCGGCGAACCGGTCTCGGTGCTGCCACTGGGTGAGGACCTCGCGGACCAACACGTTCAGCTCGTCGGTCATAATCATCCGCGGCACGAAGGGCGGCGCCTTTTCCAGCGTCAGCCCCGCCGGCAGATTCGCCGTGGGCAGTTGGTTCATGCCGCCGCTCACTCGCTTTTCTCCTCGACGTAGGCGTGGAACTTCGCGGCGATCGCCTCGGCCATCCCGGGCGTGATTTCCGCCAGCTCGGCGTACCAGGCCTCGGGATCGGCCAGCAGCAGATCCTGCAACTGGCCGACCAGCACGATGTCGGCGGCCATCAGGGCCCGCATGGCCGCGGCGGACAGGCCCAGGACGGCGATCGGGTCCTTGCGCCACTGCTTGGCCCCGATCCCTTGCTTCCGCTCGTCGGCCGGCTGCATCGTGTCGAAGAGTGGCAGAACGTCCGTGCTCCCCGGCGTGATGAACCGCAGGAGCATCGACACGGTCGCGTGTTCGACCTCCTCGGCCTCGCGGCGGGCCTTTCGCGCGTCCTCATGCGCCTGCTTTTTGACCGCCTCGTCCCGCTCCAGCTCGCGAATCGACTCCTGCGATTGCCGCAAGAGGCCCGCGAACCGATCGACTTCCTCGACGTACCGGCGCAGCACGTCCAGCTCCGTCTTTTTTGCCATCGTCGTCTCCTTGATTGACCCGCCCGGCAAACGCACAGCGATTGGTGCGCGTACGGGCAGACCGAGACCAGCGTTAGGCCGCCGCACTTCCGACATTTGCGGACGTTGTGGTAGAGCTCGCCCGCCGCGTGGCCGCAAGCCGAACAGACTTTTTCGACGTAAGGCATGGCCGTTCCTTTCGCTCACCACTAGTTTCGGCCGGGCATCAGCACGGCGTCGATCGCCGCGCGACGGTCGGACGCCGCTTCGGGCCAGACGGCCATCACCACGATCCGCCGATCGGCCGTCTCGCCCGGCACGTCGAACGCCACCCGCTCGCCCGGCCGGAGAGTCGTCACCATGCAACTCGTCGGCCCCGTCGCGTCTGTTTTGTCGCTTTCCGCTTTCATCGCGTTAGTTCCTTTCTCGGGAACACTAATCAGCGTTCAGCCTCCCTGTAAATTGCCGTCTCCGCGTCGATGGCGTCGTCGAGCTCCTGCTTGAAGAGAAGCAGCTTCTTACGCATCTCGGGGAAGTGCCCTTCCTCCAGCGCGTTGACCGCCGCATTGATCCCGTTCCAGGCCCGATTGTAAACGTCGAAGCGATGCTCGCGTTCGGTCGTCGCCGCGCTCATAGCCGATCCCTTTCTGCCGCTAAACACTCACCACTCGCCACTCACCACTCTCCACTGCCCAATCCCCCGGCCGAGCCGGGGGCTGCGAGCATTCCCCACGCCACGCCGCCAAGCCGCCAAGGTGGCCGGACACGCGCCGGCCGGTGCATGCGTCTCGGAATGCCACCCCAAGCGCCTTTCGTTTTGCGAGTACGAAAAAGAGAATCCCCCTGGCGGCTTGGCGACATGGCGTGGGGAAGAAAAGCCGAGAGCGGAAAGCGGAAAGCGGGGATCTGTAGCCAGCGACCCGCGCGGGCATCCGCTCTCCGCTTTCGGCTTTCGGCTTTTGGCTTTTGAAAGAAGCGCGCGGCGGCTCCGGTCTGGGGGGAGCCGGGGGTGACGCCGCCGCGCGCGGGCCAGTGCTTCCTGCGTGATTCCGTTCGGGCCGATTCCATCCGTCGGTCATCCTTGCTTACGTTGGAGGCTGGGAAAATCCTCGGTGAAGCAGGCCGGCAGCTCGAAGCGGTCGGCCACCTCGCGCTGCTTGCCGCTGGCCTCGACGTAGAACCGCGAAGTCTCCAACTGGGAGTGGCCCAGTTGGGCCGAGACGGCCGATAGGTCGGAACTCTGCCGGCCCCAGGCCGTCCCGCAGGTGTGCTTGGTGCAGTGGAACCTGAAGTGCGACTCCTTGTCGATGCCGGCCGCACGCTGGATGGTAAGCCACTGGCGATCGAAGCGCCGCGAGTGGGCCAGGGAGACGAAGGGGCCGGCCAGGTCGCTGCGGACGCGCATCAGGTGGGCCACGGCCGCCGGGGGCAGCGGCTTGCGGTGCGCCCGCTTCACCTTATCGAACTCGCCGCACTCGGTGAGCGTGGCCCCGGCCAGGTCGAGCTGCTCCCAGCGCAGCCCCAGCAGGGCCTCCCGCCGCGTGCCGCAGCAGACGGCCACGCACAGCAGGGCCCGCCACCAGTGGGCCGGCCAGACGCCGCGGACCAGCGGCTGCAAGGCCACCTCGCAGGCCGCGTAGATGGCCGATAACAACGCGTCGGGTATCGGTCGCGGATCGGGTTTGCCGGAGCCGTTAAACGGCATCACGGGCACCCGCGCGATCAGCCCCTCGCGGGCGGCCGCCTTCAAGACGGCCCGCAGCCAGCGCAGGTGTTTGTCGGCCGTCCAGATCCCACGCGGCCGCAGGCACAGCAGGCCGCGTCGATCGTAGCCGCCCCAGATCAGCTTCTGCCGGATGGGCCGCTCGAAGGCCAGTTTTCTTTGGCCGGCCTGGTCGCTTTCGGCGTCCGGGTCATCGAGCACGGCCCGGTTGAAGGCGACCACTCGGGCGTCGGCTCGCTTGGCGGCGTCCTGGCCGTCCTTGTCCCGGCCGACGCCGCCCAAGAGCTCGATGGGCGGGTCGCCGGCCAGCCGCTCCCAGAGGGCCAGGCTGTGCAGGTAGCCGACCAGCGTGGCCGGCGCCAGGCTGCGGCCGGGCAAAAAGACCGTATAAAAGCACTCTCTCATGCGCATCGCGTGGGGCCTCCTCTCGGTTGCGGGGGCCCAGTCCGCGATCCGTGCGGGCCAGCGGCCCGACTCATCGGTGCGATCTATGGCCCCCCCAAGGCCCATAGCATTTTCTGACCCACCGGGGGGGAGAGCCGGGGAGAAAGCTGGGGGAAAAGCCGAAAGCGGAAAGCGGAGAGCGGGCCCGACTTCCGCTGTCCGCTTTCCGCTTTCCGCTTTGCTGGCTGCAACCATCGCACGCTCCGCGCGTGCCCGCGGGCCGGCCCGCGTTACGCCGAGGCGCAACGCGAGCCGGGCCTTTGAGCACTCGGAAAAAGGCCTCGCTGCATGGCTGGTAGGGATTCCCGAAGGAATCCGACCGCCGTTTTGCTCCGGCCGGTCGCAGCCACGAGGCCCGTCAGAGCCAGGTGAGGCGAAGAGGTCGAAGCTCCCTACGAACTTCACTTCCGCGGGCCGCTGTTTGAAGGCGGTGATCCGCAGCAGGGGGCCAGCTTAGATCAAGGGGCGGGCGGAAGTCAACCAGGGAGACGGGGGGAGGGGGTGACGGGGTGATGGGGTACGGACGTTCACGATACAAGGGGTTGTGGTTGCAATCTGCCACCCACACAAGATATAGTGGGCAATTGTAACGAGACCCCCACCGCGGTACCGTTTTCGGAATTTTGCCGCGAGACACGGTTCAAGGCCGGCCAGAGCTTGGAGGGAGCGAGGAATGCACTATCGAAACGGGCGTGAAGCGAAGAATGGCGACCGGGTCATCCCGCTTTGCTCTGGGAGCGGCGAGATCCAGAGCTTCGGCGTGTTGCAGGACGCAACGCCCGGCAACGATTTCTGTAATGGGCGCATCACGCCGAACGATGCGCCCGCGGTCGCCTGCTTGTGCGATTGCCTGCACGTAGACGACGTGGCGGCGATGTTCGCGGAGAAAGGTCTCGATAAGCGACCGAGCACCCCGGCGCAGGAGGCGCCTCCAATGCTCGCCAACGCGGCCCTTTTGATCCACCAGGCGGACGTCCAGCGCATCGTTGACGGGGAAGTCGTCGGCGCGGACGCGATTGCCATTCTCCGCCTGGCCCGCGTCGAGGAAGATCGGATCCACCTGGCCGTATGGGAGTATGAACGCCTCATCCTGCACGCGGAGGCAGTGGTGCTGTACGGCCCCGGTGGGCGACCTACTGCGCCGGTTAGCTGAACCGCGGCCCGTCCTCGGCCCGGCGGGCGGAACTTGCCGCGTCGGCGGCGATGCTTTTCGTCGTGAGCAGCTCGCTTTTGACGAGATCCGCCAAGTTGCCGACCATTTCGGCCAGGGCCCGGACTTCGGCAGCGTCGCTGTCCGCGCCCAACTTCCGCGCCGCCTCGGCAATTTTCTCGAAACTGATCATCGCTTCCCCCTCGGCTTTCGGCTCTTCCTTCGCGCCCTTCCGCTTTCCGCTTTCCGCTTTCGGCTTTTCCCCTCCCGCCTCCGGCGGGCCAGCGTCGGAGAGGTTCAAACACCCGGGCGTAGGGAGCGGCCGGACGACCAGCCCGGCGCTTCGATTTTCCCGGCGGCCCGGCGGGCGAACCCGCCAGGCCCCTCCCCAACGCTGCCCCGCCGGAAGCGGCAAGGCCAAACCCTCCACAATACCTACCTGCCCGCGTCATAGGATCGAGAGTCCTATGACACCTGGCCTCCTCGGCGTCCTTTGACAGTACCCCCTGGGGGAGTCGAACCCCCGTCTTCGGACTGAGAATACCACGCGGCCCCCAAACGGCCCCGGAGGCCGCCTGCTGGCCGCTGGCTTCGCACGGCCCGGATGGCCGGTTGCCGCCTCGGCGGCCGCTGGGCGAAATCCTGGGGGGCCGATTGACGGCGCTCGAGGATCGGACTAGGGTAGCCGGCGTGGGACGATACGGCGGGTTTGGCACCGGAGGCCGAGCCGGTGTACACGGACGGGGTTGGGCCACGGGAGGGCCGACCCCGTTCTCTTGCGCGGAGGGCCCTACGATGCGCGTCCAGTGCCCGGCCTGCGATCTGGTGATCGACACCACGCTCTTCGTGCCGGAGGCCGTTCCGGGCTCTGAGGTGACCTGCCCGCAGTGCAAGAAGGTCCTGCGGCTGCCGGGGCCTCTTCCCGCTGCCCAGGCCAAGGCTCCCGAGCCGCAGAAGCGGCCCGGCTGGGAGACCTGGGAGGTACCAGGGATGCGACTGTACGACCTCCTGGTCTCCTTTCTCACCGCCGCGGCAATCGTGGGGGTGCCCGTGAGCTTTACACTCGACGAGGTGGCCGCCCGCCCTATTTTCCTCGCCGGGGCCGTCGCCGTCTTCATCCAGTGCGGCATCTACTGGGCCGTGCGGGACCTTCGGAGGCGGTGAAAAAGTGCGAAGGCGCGAAGGGTCACCCCCTCACCCCGTCACCCCCTCGCCCCGTCACCCCCTCGCCCCGGCACCCCTTGATGTCCAGCAGCAGCTCGACGGCGGCGACGATCGCCTTGACGGCCGTGGCGGTGGCCGCGTCGGTGACGGTCGTAGCGATGCGGATGTCCAGCAGATCGCCGGGGGCCAGGGCGGTGGCCGTGATCGTAAAGTCGAGGTCGGCCAGGACGAGGTTGTTGCAGCTCTGGGCGGCCGTCGCGCACAGGTCGCCGCCGTCGACGCCCGCCTCGCGGTCGGCGAGGTAAACCTGGGCGTCCAGCAGGGCGGTAGCGTCGGCCACGGTGGTCAGCATCCCGGCGTGTAGCCGCAAGACAACCGTCTGGCCGGCCTGGTACTCCGGGGGCAGGGCGAAAGTCCGCCGGGCGTAGTTGGTCGTGGCGCCGGCCGCTTTGAGGTCCTCGGTTTGCAGGCTGGGCGTGGCGGAGCCGAAGGTCCCACCGATCAGTCCCAGGTCGTCGGTCGCGGGGGTCGACGGCAGGGGCGTATCGAGGTCGTCATGGACCTTCCAGGACTCCGGCAGCAGCGGGTAGACAGCGAGGTTTTCTTGCGTCAGGCTCTCGCGGCTGACGCCGGAGACGCTGCCCAGCAGTTCGAGGCTGCCGCCGACCTGGACGCTGCCGGCGTAGATGTGTTTGTCGGCGCTTCCGCCGATCTGCGAAATGCTCATGGGGGGACTCTCTCTGTGGGGTGCTATCGAAGGGGCCGCAGGGCCGCGTTACAGTCGGTGGCCGGGATGACCGGGGCGGGATTGTAGCCGGCGACCGCGTCGCGGAGATAGGCGACCCAGCGCTCGGCCATGTGGCGGGCCAGGAAGCGCGTTTCGACGATAGCGCGGCAGCGGGCGACGCGGGCCGCGCGCTTCTCGGGGCTCAGGGAGGCGGCGCGGATGATGGCGGCGGTGAGCTGTTGCGGGCCCGCGCCGGGCGGGACTGTCTCCCAATGGCGTCCGTGGCGGGCCTCCAGCTCGGGCAGGACGCCTACGTCGGTCAGGGCGCAGGGGACGCCGCAGAGCATGGCCTCCAGCATGCCCATCGAAAAGCCTTCGGCCGGGCTGGCCTGGACGAACAGGTCCAGGGCCCGATAGTAGTTGCCCACGTCTTCGATGCGATCGACGAAGATCGCGCGGCGGCCCAGGACGCGGGTGATCTTCGCCCGCTGCTTGTCGAGGTCCCAGCCGCCGCCCACAAACAGGGCGCGGAAGCGGGCCGGCAGCGGGGCCACGGCGCGGGCCACGCCGAGGGGATTCTTTTCCGGGACCATGCGTCCCACGTAGCCGCAGACGAACTCCCCGGGGGCGACGCCCAGCCGGCGGCGCATCTCGTCGCGGGAGATCGTCTGGCGGCAGCGGTCGGGGTCGATACCGTTGTGCAGGACCTCGACGCGGTCGAGGTCGACCACGCTGGCGAAGGGGGGCAGGCTGGCGCGGGCCACGGCCACGAAGTGCGTCGCGCCGGGCGCGCAGTTGCGGACTGCGGCCTGGTCGAATGTGCCGCTGCCGTGGCCGGTGAAGACGACGGGGCCGCGGAAGCCGGCGACCATCTTCGCCAGGTCGTAGGAGCCCCAGGCGACCAGGGCCTCGGCGTCACAAGCCACCGCTTCGCAGGCCTCGCGGCCGTGCTGGCGGACGGGCATCAGCGGCTCGAAGAGGCGGACCATGGTGTCGTCGCGGTACATTTGGGAAACCGACGCGATGCCCGTCCACTCGATCGCGTCGCCGGAAAAACGGGCCAGGTCCAAAAGCTGGCGCTCGGCACCGCCCCAGTAGAGCGCGGGCGTGATCATCCCGACTCGTAACCGGCCCGTCTTAGCTTCGTTGGATTGCGGCATCAGCGGCCTCCCAGCGGCGGCGTTTGAGGGCAGCAAGCGCCGCCCATTGGACATCGAAAAGAAAATCCGGGGCAGGCTCGGCGACGATCCGGCCGGCAGCCCGGGCGCCCTCGATTGCCTCGCGCCCTTGCGCCGTGAGCAGCCGGAGCACTGTCTTGCCGTCGCCGATCGAGGCCGGCGCAAGACCACATGGATCGCTCGCCAGGAGATCGCAGTATTCCTGCCGATGCCAAAGGCACCGCAGGCACTGGGGCGAGATTTGGTTCCCGGGCCCCGCGCCCCAGAGCGTCTGGAATCGCTCGCCGAGCTCGATGCCCTCGCCGGCGACGACCATCCTCCCCGGCCAGCCCTCACCCCGATAATGGACGCACCGCACGTCGCGAGGCGCGATGCCCAAGCGGGCGAAGATCGCGCTGGTCCAGGAGGCGGCCGGCAGACAGTTGCACACCAGCCCCGCCACCAGGGCCACGTTTCCCAACCGCCCCCTCCGTTGCTGGCCGCGCAGCCAGGCCGCTTGGCACGGCAGCAGCGTCGCCGCGTAGCGTCGGGCGGGATCCAGTCGCCGCAACACGGGCCGGGGATCGGCCGGGTGATAGACCGAATTGGTGCGCGGGGTGAGCAGCTCCTCCAGCCGATCCGTGGCAATGAACTCCGGCGCGAATCGGCGGCCGTCCCCGCTGCGCGCGATGACCAGGCCATCGACCGCACGGCTTTCGAGCAAGTGCGCGAGCAGCCCCTTGAGCGCGCCGCCGCTGGATGCCGTGCGGCGGATGTTCGGATCGGCGGCGTAGGCCAAGATGGTATTCATGGGTCCTCCCCAAACGGGAAGGCCGCGAGCATCGCGCCCACGTCGGGGATCTCGAGCTGCCGGCCCTCGCGCTCCCACCAGCGGCGGCCCTGCGCGAGGTTGTGGACGATCGGCAATCCGCGCGAGCCCTCGCCGCGATCCGGCCACCCCGTGCTCTCCAGGACGTCGCGCCACTTGTCGGGCATGTTCAGGACTTCGCCAGCCTGCAAGCAGATCGCGCAGGGCACGCCGTATGCCAGGCAGAAAATAAAGGCGTGCAGGCTCGATACCAGCGCAAAGCTGGCGGAGGCAATCCGGCTGGCCAGGTCGCACAGCTCGTCGTGGTGGACCATCACGTTCAGCAGGCAGTCGGCGCCAACCGCCTGCACTTGCGGCAGCGTCACCAGCTCGTAGTTGCAATGGTGCGGGATGTAGGCCACTCCGGTGGGCTCTTCAACCTTCCAATTTGGGTAGAATTTCGGCAGGAGGAAGCCCGGGTCGCACAGGGGCACATCCGCCTCCACGTGGGACACCCGCTTAGTGAGCGGCCCTCGCAAGGCATGGATCGTGATTGCGGCCCGGTAATGGGGCAGCCGGACGTCCACGGCCCGATCGGCGCCGCGTCCATTGCCTTGTCCCCAGACGTGGACGTGGCAACCGGCGGCCAGTAGTCCGTCGACCAGGCCCCGCTCGAACTCCGAGCCGATCACCAGCAGAAACGGTTCGCCCGGCTCAATCGCCCCGCGCTCCTTCTCCACGTCAAAACGGCGGAAGTGGCAGTGCAGCTTCGGCAACAACATCTCGACGAAATGCTCGCCGAAGTTGAGCACCTTGCGGCCGCCGAGCCAATACCATATCAGCACGCCGTGCATCAGGGACCTCCGAGACGAGCGGCGCGCTCGGCGGCGGCCATGGCCGCGTAATCGGGCGCCGGCCGGATGCACACGGCGGTTTTTTCGGCCGGCGGCCCGGCCAGGGACGCATAGCCGTTCGCCGGAGCGAGGAGGCTCAGGTGCGTGGTCGGACGGGGGGCGATGCCGTTCCAAACGAAGTAGGGCGGCGCGCCGGCGGTGGCGTCGGCGGGCGGGCCCAGCCGCTGCGCAAGGCGGAGATACATTTCCGTGTCCTCGCCGTGGGAGAGCGTCGGCAAATAGCCGCCTCCCGCCAGGAAGGCATCGCGGCGAAATCCCCACGCGGCGTGGAAATGATGGTGCGGGGCGGTCCCGCTGCGCGCGGTGGCCAGCCGAGTCAGTTGGCCGGCCGGCCGCTCGACGTAGACCCATTCCGCCACGCACCACGGGTGCGAGGCCAGGCAGGCGGCGATCGCCTCCAGCCAGTGTGGAAAATAGTAATCGTCGTCGTCCATGACGGCGACCGACTCGACTGACGGATCGGCCAGGGCCAGGGCCATGCACGCATTGCGCTTGGCCCCGAGCGTCGGAAACCGCTCGGGGGCCGAGTGCAATTCCCAGCGGTCGCCGCGCTGGGCGTCGAATTGACCGGCGTCGTCGAGGATGGTCAGTTGCCGATCGGCGTAGGTCTGGGCCATGAAGCCGTGGATGGCCATCCCGAGGTGCTCGGGCCGGCGGTAGGTGCAGCAGGCGGCGGCGATTTTCATGGAACCGGTGTCCCGTCGGGTGTCCACTGGGGATGTTCGCCCTGCCATTCGGTCCCGGCCATCTGATCCCGCACGTAGCGGTTCGCAAGGCAGATTGCGCAGATCGGCATCGAGAACCGGCTGCCGGCCCGCTGGTCAAAATGCGCCAGGAAGTCCTCCTCGATCGAGCAGGAAAACTCCGTCCTGGACGGGTCCAGACCGATGCGCATACAGTTAACCATGGCGTTGCCGCACACGTAGAAGCGCTCCAGGGCAAACGCCTGGTACTGGCACTGGCAGGCGGCCGGCAGGACCCCGTCAAGGGGCGCCAGCGGCGGCCGGCGATGCTTGGCAAGGTTGACCTGGACCTTCTCGGGAAAGCGCCCGCGGAGGGTGTCGATCTGCCGCGCGTTGATTTTGCCGTAATGCGCGATGCGCAGCCAGTCGACGAGGGGGGCGGCGGCGGTAAGCGCGTCCACGTGCATCCCGTTGGTGAAGATCGTGATGCGTCGGGCAATCCCGCTCGCGCGGATCATCTTGAGACCTGTCACCAGATGCGACCACATCGCCGGTTCGCCGCCGGAGAGCAGCAGCTCGCCGAGCACGGCGCCGGACGCCTGCACGCGGGCGAGCAGCCGTCGCAGCTCGTCGAGCGACATCTCGTAATGGCCCAACATCCGGCGGCGCGGCGCGTGGGTGCAGTAAGGGCATTTGAGGTTGCATTTGCCGGTCGCAAATACGGTCAGGGCGCGGGTCACGGGCTCGCCTCCAGGGATCGAAACAGGGCCCGCCAACCGCCCCAGATCGCTTCCGGTTCGGCCAGCTCCTCGACCAGGGCGCGGCGGGCCCGGTGCGCGATAGCCAGGCGGAGGTCCTCGTCGTAGGCCAGACGGGCAGTATAGGCGACCAGCTCCGCGTCGTTTTGGGCCAGAAGGCCGGTCCGGCCGTGCTCGATCATCTCTCGCCAGCCCCAGCGGTCCGGGGCCACGATGGGCACGCCGGCGGCCATGGCTTCCAGGCCGGAGCGGGGCCAGTTCTCGTCGGCCCCGCCGGAGGGCTGGAGCATACAGTGCAGCGACGCGAAGAACTCGGCCGACGGCTCGGCCCCCGCGGGCAGGCACTGGGCCCATCGCGGCGGCGGGCCCAGCTTGCGTTCGACCTTGGCATTCCAGGCCATGACGCGGGCGCGGAGGGGGTGGGGGATTTGGCTCAGCAGGGTCCAGGTGTTGCGGGGGAATTTGTCGGCCGCGGCCCGGCTGATGCGGCCCACAAAAAACGGTTGCCCCGTCTCGTGGGGTCGCGGCCGAAAGGAAAAGTCTTCGGGGCAGAAGGCGCCGCGAATCAGGCGGCAGCGCTCGGGAAAAGCGGAAAGCGGAAAGCGGAAAGCGGGACAGACTTCGTCGCCCTTCGGCTTTCCGCTTTCCGCTTTCTGCTTTTCTTCCCCCGCTTTCCGCTTTCCGCTTTCGGCTTTTCCTATCAACGTTTCCGCCTGGTGGCGGCTCTGAAAAACGTAGCGGTCGAAAGGGCCGCGGCGGCGCTGGTGGGTCCGCTCGGCGGGCGATTGCCAGGTCATGCAGTTGACCCAGACGATCGGGCACCCCAGATCGCGGAAGTGGTCGGCCGCGGCAATGAAATGGGCGTTGCAAAAGCTGACCACGGTCGAACCGCGGAGGCCGGGGATGGCGTCGAGATCGGCCGGGCAGGTCGGCGGCCGGATCTCGACGGTGGGGACGCCGATCGCGGCCAGGCGGGCGGTCCAGGCGGGGTCGGCCGTCCAGGTGGGGACGGCGACCACGGGCAGGCCGAATCGCCGCCAGAGGCGGACGGTGTGCCAGATCTCCGTGCGAGCCCCGCCCACGTCGCCGGGGTGTCCGATCAGGAAGATGCGGGGAAGGCAGGGTGAGGGGGTGAGTCGGTGAGGGGATCGGTCGATCATCGTTACTGGTAACGCTCGATGAATTTGATGGTGCAGAATGGCGGCAAGTGCGCGGCGGCTTGCTCGTTGTAATCCGTGCCGCCGAGACCGTAACCTCCGGCGTCGTGGACGTGCTGGCGGCTCCCCCCGGTCCCCAGGAAGGTTCCGAAGTCGCCGTCACCGGAGGAATAGCCGACGGGAAAGCGGCCGACTAGGCCGCCGTATTCCCGCCAACCGCCGGGAATGGCGCCAGCGCCGACCCAGATTTTGACGGTCCCGATCGGGTCGTCCATGACGCCGCCTACGGCAAGAAAACTGGAGGGAACGTTCACGGGCCCCAGCGAAACCTGGAAGATCTGGCCATCTTGGATATTGGCGTGGCGCGGCTTGGTTGCGCTAGGGTCGTACAGATCAGGAATGGCGATCGAGGCTCTGACCGTTGGATAGGTCACGCCGCCTTGCTCGGTTCCGTCGTAGACGATGGACCCGCCGGAATTGCAGGCCCAGGCAGAACCGCCGGCCGAACAATTGCCATCAGCTTTGGCCCAGAAGGGCCGCAGGTTTTTGACGACCCAGACGCGTGGCGGTTCGCCAGATTTGTACCAGTCTTTGCCCAAGACGCGCATCCCAGGCAACTCGGGCCACGCATCGAAGCTCCCGCTTGCGGGGCCGAGCCAGTCGCCGATTCCGGCTTGCGCGCCGTTGCCGCAGTTGACCTTGACGGGCATGTCGGCGGAAAACCTATAGCCCCAGCCCCAAGCGCTTTTTTCGAGGTCCCAGCCGCACGTGGCGATCAGGTCGTAGTCCCAGGCGTGATATGCCGAGGTGCTCGCGCCTAGCTTGTTGGCGTGTCGGGTTATTCCCCGGTACATTATGGAATGGGCCGGAGCCGTGATGCCGGAAATGTTCCAGACCACCACCCGTTGCGGCACTTCGCACAGGTCGATCAGGGCGAGGAGCTGGTCGTTGTACGTCCCGTCTTCCCAGGGGTTTTCCGCATCGACCAGGTTCAGCAGGCGGGCGTCTCCGGCGGGGCCGTTGCGCAGGGTCCAGCGGTCCGCGCTGTCTTCGTCTTCGGGATCGACCAGGGTTTTGAATACGTGGACCCATTCCCAGCCGGCGGAGTTGCTCATGTCCTCCGGGCACATTTGCATCAGGGCGAAGGTCGGTCCCCGGATGCAAACTCGGCCGGTACGGCCGCGCGGGATCGGCTCTTGGGTAATCCCCAGTTGGAAGAAGCTGGGGATATTGGTGTCGTCGAGGCGGTAGCCGGGAAAAAAGGGCATCGCGGAAAAGTCGACGCCCGTTTCGATCGGTTGGTCTTCGGGCAGGCAGACGGCCACCGGCGACCAGATAGGCCAGTCGGCGGTTTCCGCGTCTTCCTCTTCGCTGGTGGAGTTGGTAACGGCAACGACGGTACGCTCGCGGGCGGCCGCGCCGGGCACGGCGAGGAGCTGCAGCCGGCTGCGCAGGAGCGCCTCGGTCGTGTCGACCATGGCGTTGTAGTCGGAGGCGGGGATGGCCAGGCGGTCGCCGGCTTTGAACTTTTTCATGGGCGGCAAAACAAAAGCGGAAAGTGGAAAGCGGAAAGCGGAGCCGGCTTTCGGCTTTCCGCTTTCGGATTTCTTCAAATCGCCCGGACGCGGAACCTCACCAGGATGGCCTGGCCGGCAATGGGTTGGAGGGTGAAAACGATCCGGTAAACGCTGCCGGCGGCGGCGAAGGCCGGGTCGCTGGATACGTCCACCACGTGGCGGAAGTTGTAGCCGGTCGCGTCGACGTCCCACAGGTCGTCGGTCTGGAGCTCGTCGAAGACCAGGTCCTCGGGGTCGACGTCGACGGCGGTATGGCCGGTGACGGCCGTGTCGGCGTCCGGCTCGGCCTCGTCGATGATGTACACCGTGTAGGCCGCCGATTCGATTTCAGCTTGCGTGATCGGTGATCCGTCGGCCCCCACCACGCGGGCCAGCAGCGTAGCCGAGCCGTTCTTGAACACCGTGCCGTGGATGTCGCGTGCGTCGGCCATGGGAAAAGAGGGGCCAGGGTTCAGGGTTCAGGGTTCAAACGACCACGCCCACGGGCTGCGTCCCGTGGGATTGCTTTGCGTCGGATTACGCTTTTCGCCCCCGGCTGCGCCGGGAGCGCGGGGCGAGCCCCCCCGTCAAACGACTTCTCCTTTGGCTGCGCCGGTGTGCCATACGTCGCCCGCCCGCGAGCCGGCCGCGGTGAGCTGGCCGTTGGAGGCCCCGCTGTGCCACACGTCGCCGGCGGCCGTGCGGTAGGGCCAGCGCCGCGGGGCGGAGCCGCGGGCTCGAAGGGACGCCACGGCCCGCAGCGATGCCGACCCGGCGGGCACCGTAACCGCCGGAGAGTGGCCCACCGCCACCAGTTCGGCCAGGGCCGATAGCAGGCCGGAGCCGTGGGCACTTCTGGTCGCCGCGGCGGATATTCCGGCCGCGGCCGCCAGGGTTCCTCCTCCGGCGTGATCCGTCGCGCCGACTGCCGCCGTCTCGCTCACAGCCGACAGTTCGGCGGAGCCGGATGGCACCGTAAGGACCTGGCCGGCAGCCACAATGACCGCGACGGACTCCAGCCCCGCCACGCCTTGGCTCGTCCTCTGCCCGGCCGCCGCAAGCCCCGCGACCGCCGTCAGTTGTCCGGACCCGGTCGCGGCTAATAGGGGAGCGTGGCCGACGGCTACGGCCGAGGCCACGGCGTCGAGACCCCCAAAGCCGCGCGTCGTGGCGGCACCCGCGGCAACGGTGCTGGCGATGGCATTCAGTGTACCAAAGGCCGCCGCCGCGCTTTGGCCAGACACTACGATGCTGGCAACGGCATCCACAGTTCCGAGAGCCTGGGAGACCCGGGCGGCCGTGGCAGCAATCGTCGCAACTGCCGCGAGCTGGCCGCTGCCGGAAAGCTCGACGAAACCCGAAGCCGCCAGAGACGCTGCCGCCGAGAGCATGCCGTGGGCCTCGGCCGAGGTCGACCCGCTGGCCGACGTAGAGCCTACGGCGACAAGCTGGCCGCCACCGGAGGGCGGAGCCGCTGCCGCCGCCGCCGGCCAGACCCGCCGCCGTTGGCGACCCATCGCCCACGGGTCTCGGTAGAGAAGATTCGCTTCCGGAGCCGTCAGTGCTCGTTTGTGGATGATGAAGTTCGCAAGACGACCGTCGAACGGGGTCCCAACCGCAGAATTGGCCGCGCCAAACACCATCGGATCGGTAGTGTTCGCGAACGTATTGCTGCCTTCTGTGCTTGCCCGCAGAACACCGTCGAGGTATAGCCGCATCCACGCCGGCTTGGCACTGACCGTGCACGTCCAGAAATGCCAGCCGGTGAGTCCGGAAATGTCAGTGAGTAGGCGATCGGCAGCATAGTACCCAAAGTCAAACTGAAACACACCATTCCAAACTGCGACGCCGCACCTGTAAAACCCCGTGGTGCAACCGCAAGCGAACACGTTCCCGGTGCCTATGCGTCGCATCCAAAATGAAAGCGAACACTCAGTGCCCCACAGGAACGATGCACCGGGACCGACGACGCATCCGGTATCAGCGTAGAAGTCGAGAGCGGGTCCAACGCTGTCCGTCACTCTCAGTGTTGCAGCATCGGCACCAGCGAGTGTCCCATGCCTCTTGAATCCAGAGAAGTCAATGAACTGGTTGCCCCTGCTCTCTTGAGATGGCCACCATAGCGCCAAGTCTTTCCAAAGCTCCGGCGCAACGCTCCACTGTCCTCGATCTGCGGATACCTCTGCAACTTCGGAGAATGACGGAATATAGAGACCCATTGCTCAGCTGCTTGCCAGTTGGCTCCGCTTGTACTTGATCGAGATAGCCACCTGCTGCCCGCAGTCGTTGTACACCAACGCTTTGAACGCAGAGTACCGTTCTGCGCTTATGGAGGCGTGGGCGTACCGCGTCTGGTTCCGCACCTGTCCCATCACGGCTGCCAGCATCGGTGCATCGCTGATCGTCTCCCATCCCAACGCACCATAGCCGAGCACGTAGACCAGGACGTTGCCATCGCACGCGCCGGTATCGTCTTCGACACTGGCCACGCCGATCTCCGCACCGTCGTAACCGTCTAGCGACACCTCATCGCTGGTAAGGCTGGCCGCATCGTTGACGGCTACCGCGTTGATATCGGTTCCCGTGGAATAGGTCAGGAACGCAAAGGCATCATCCCAATTTACGTATTGCGTCACTTGTCTGCCTCCACTACCGCAGAACTGGGATCACGAACATTACGGATGTGCGCTGCACGGATCTGGCCGAATCCATTTTGAGATGCCCAACTGACTTGCGTTTCGGCCAGGCCCTTGATGGCGGCGGCCTCTTCGGCGGAGAGCACTTTTGCCGTGACGAGCCCGTCGACGAACGCTCGGGCGTTGGCATTGGCCATGTCGATGCCGGTGCCCTCCGCCGTGTTCTCCAGCGTGGGGCGAATCACGGCCAGGACGCCCATAGGATCGGGCGCGGCCTTGATCTTGCCGATAATGCTCATGGCCTGCGCGATGGGCAGTTCCGAGAGCAAGGTTCGGTAGGTAACGAACCGGCTGCGCGTCACCGTCGCGGTCGCCGCATTCAGTGCGTCGGCCACCTGTTGGTCGGTCCAGTCGGGGTTGGCCGCCAGCAGTTCGGTCGCCTTCGGTTTTAGCTTGTCGTAGTTCATTTTCTGTTCTCGTGGAGGTGCCCGGCGAGCCGGGACCGCGGGGCGGAGCCCCGCCGCTAAACTATCCACTATCCACTATCCGCTGCTTTACGCCGGGTCGCTCAGGCTCAACGTCGTGCCGGCGGCTGTGAGCGTGAAAGCGCCCGCCGCGTTAGCCGCCTGGTCGCCAGTGATCGCCGACGATCCGTGAAACACGGGATCACCGCCGTTGTAGCTCCAGAAGGACACGTAGGTGATCGTCTGGAGCGGCGTCAGCCCCGTATAGTCCACGTCGGTCGATAGGTCCCGCTCGCCGCCGTCCGCAGCCGCGAACGTGGCGGCCACCAACGTGGTGGCGATGACGTTGTCCGTGCCGGCGGCCCCGGGGGCGCCGCTGTGCAGTTGCACGCGGTCGACGGTGAGGGCGCCGAGCATGGTGTTCTTGGCCGCGGTTGCAAAGGTTCCCATGAAGAACTCCTCTCGGTTTCAAAGCGGAAAGCGGAAAGCGGAAAGCGGAGTCAAAACGGCTTTCCGCTTTCGGCTTTCGGCTTTTCCTCAGATCGGTATCAGGCCGAAGTCGCCGTTTTGGTAGAGCCGCTCGACGTTGACCTGTAAGGGTTTTTGCGTCATAAACTTGCCGGCGCCGCCGGCATCGAGGGCGTAGTATTTCCAGAGGTAATCCCAGGCTCGCTTCTGGATCCCGGTAATTTCGCCGATCGTGAGGCCGCTGATGTTGGGGCCGCAGGCAAGGGCCCAGGTGACTTCCCAGTCGGCCTCGCTCTCTTCGCTGGCCGTGCCCCGCAGTCCGCCGGCGGCGCCCAGGTTGAGCACTTCGCCGGCGGCGAAGCCCTTCCAGGGAGAGGCGTTGACGGTGCCGGTGAGGTAAGCCTGCTGCACGAGCCAGGACGGCGTCACGTATTGGTAGGGAAGGACGATCGTCCCCTTGAGGGTCAGGGCGGGGATGGTGACGTCGCAGCCCTGGACGGTATCCTTTGTGACGCCGACCAGATTGTGGAAGTCGGTGACCTCCGCGCCCTTGGGCACGTAGGCGCCCATGGTTTCCAGAGAGTGCTCTACGTGGGTCGAGCCGCCGCCCGTGTCGAAGTTCCACTTCACGCCGTCGCCGGGGACCTGGCGGCGGCCGGCCGAGTATTTGAAAGACGCCTCCCAGCAGCCGCCTCCCACGGGCTTGACCGTGTAGCTCTTGCGAAACCCGATGCCCGTGATCAGGACCGGCGCCGCGCCAAGAAAGTAGCTTTCGGCCGTGTCCGGGTCGTAGGTCGTTTGCAGGGCAAATTCGAGGGTCCGCGTGGCGCCGCCGTCGGCGTAGTCCGTGGTACCGCTGCGGCTGGTTTCCCAAACGTCGATGGCCATGGCGGTTTCCTTGAAGACTCAGGCGGTGAAAGTGCCAACGGCGTCGGGTATGCCGCCGGCGATCTCGCGCAAGAGCGGCAGGGCGGCCTCGGCCGCTTTGGCGGCCCGCTCCTGCGCCCCGCCGCCGGCGCCCATCCGTGCGGCGGCAAAGGCGCTGAAGGTGCCGGCCGTGCCGATCTTCTGCTCGGCCGCGGCGGCGCCGTCTTTGATGGTCTGCTGCCGTTGCAGGGCGTCCTGTTCGGCGGCCTGCTTCCGACTCACCAAATCCATGTCGAGGCCGGCGGCGGCGGCCTGCTCGCGTTCGCGGCGTTGGCTCAGATCCAGGAGGGCCCGCTGCTTCTCGTTTTCGGGGAGGCCGGCCGCCTCGATCTCGGCGCGGATGACATCGTCTTGGAGTTGCCGGTTGTCGTCCGCCCGTTTCTTCTCCGCAGCCGCCGCGTCCTCGGACGCCTTCTTGCGGGCCTTGGCGTTTTCCTCGGCGCTGGATCGCTCCATCTTCACGCGGGCTGCGTCCAGCTCGGCGTCGCGGAGCGTTTCGAGGCTGGCGGTTTCCTCGCCGGCTTCTTTCGCCTTGGCGATCTCGTAAGCCCACTTCTCGTCGATGGCCGCCCGCTCGCGGTCGTACTGATCCTTGATCAGCCCGATGCGGATCGACGCCAGCTTGTGGGCCTGGTCGATCTGGGCCTTCGCGGCGACGTCGGCCGCTTTGGCGGCGGACTCCTCGGCGGACGGGCCGCCCGGCTTCTCGCCGCCGGTCAGGGCGCCGGCCGCTCCGGCGTTGATGTCTTCCAGGCGTTTTCTCAGTCTGGCCTGCAAGGCCTCTTCGTCGGCCAGGCGTTTTTCCGCCGCGGCCACTTCATCGGGGGCCATGCCCACGGCCACGCTCAAAGCGCTGGAGAGGTTGACGCCCGTGTCGATTCGCTCCTTGGCCTTGGCCGCTCGCTCCATCGATTCGGCCATGGCGGAATCGACGGCCGTTGCCGCCTGCGCCTTCATCATGGTGTTGACCCGGGCCTGGGCCTCGGCCACGCCGGAGAGTCTCCCCGTGGTCGCATCGAGGCGGATGCCGAGGTTGCCGTAGGAGTCGCTCAGCTCCTGGATGATCTTTTTGGCCCGGGCTTGCTCTTCGTTGTTGAGGCGGTTTTTCTGGGACAGCCGATCGAGCTCGGCCATTTGCCCCATTGCCGCCGCACGCTGTTTGTCGCCGGTGGCCAGCGCAGTTGCGGCGGCGGTGGAAAACTCGTCGGCCTGCGCGCCCGCCGTGCTAAAGGCCATTCCCAGGGCCACGATGGCAACCGTCGAGATCAGAAAGGTAGCCGCCAACGGGTTGGCCGCCAGAAAAGTAAAGGCGACCTTCAGCGCCTGGATCGCCACTCTGGCCCCGGTTGCGATGACGCTGAGCCCCGCCAAGGCCGCGCCCACGACCCTCAGGCCCAATCCGAGAGCCACCGTCCCAACGAGCAACGCGGTGACGGAGACCGCTAGCTCGCCATTGCGGCCCAACCATTCGGTTAGCGAGGCGTTAAACGACGAGAGGGTTTCGGCCGCGTTGGAAATGGCGCCCGAAAGGGCCTCCCCAAGCGCGATGGCCGTGCCCTCGACCGCACTCCACAGACGCCGCAGGGTGCCACCGATCCCCGAATCCATTTCATCCGACGTGCGCTGGGCCACGCCGGCGGCGTTGTCGATCGCCGCGCCCAAAGCCGGGAAGTCGCTTTTGGCCAGCTTGACGGCAGCGGCCGCGGCTTTTTCGCCGAAGATCCCCGAGGCAAAGGCAAGGCGCTCCGGGCCGGGCATGGATGCCATTACCCGCCCGACCCCGATCATCGCGCTGCCGAAGGTGCTCAGGTCGACGCCCATGGCGGCCAGCCCCTTGCGGGTGCCCGGATCGGATAGGCTCAATATTGCTTTCCTCAAACCGGTACCTGCCATCGAGCCCTTGATCTGCATGTTTGCCAGCACGCCGATCGCCTTGGCCGTGTCTTCCAGCGACATACCGTATTCCGCGGCAATCGGCGCCACGTACTTCATCGACTCGCCCAGATCGGTCAGCGTCTGGGCGGAGTTATTAGCCGTCGCCACTAGGACGTCTGAGACGCGCCCCATTTGGTCGGCCGACAAATTGAATGCCCGCAACGTGCCGGCGGCGATCCCGGCGGATTCCGCCAAGTTGACTCCCGTGGCCCGGGCCAGAGCCAACACCGATCCGGTGGCCGCCTCGATCTCCGCGGGCTTGAAGCCGGCCCGCCCCAGTTCCAACTGGCCGCCGGCGACCTCCGCCGCGGTAAAGGACGTGGTTCGCCCCAGCTCTTTGCCCAGGTCGTAGAGCCGTTGAAACTCACCAGCCGTTGCCCCGGTGACCGCTTTCACCGCGCGCATCTGGTCGTCGAAGGACGCGAAAACCTTAGTGGCCATGGCGATGGGCGCTAAGGCGACCGCGGAAAACCGCATCAGCCCATCCCCGGCCGCGCGAAACGACGCGCTAGCGCTTCGCAAGCGTTGCTGCACTGCCGCCAGGCCGGAGAGAAACTGCTTATTCTCCAGCAGCATCTCGACGTAGGCGGCGCCGGCTCGAATTGCTCCGCTGGAGGCTGCCATGGGAGGGGGTTCACGCCCACGGGTTGCATCCCGTGGGATTGAAGGATCAGGGTCGTTTCCGCTTTCCGCTTTCCGCTTTCCGCTTTTCGGTTTTCGCTTTCCGCTTCTGCTCCGCTCGCCAGGCCCGCGGCACGAAGGCCGCCTTCATCCACTGCTTGGCTTCCGATTTCTTCATCACGCTGCGAGGCCGCGGGGCCGGGCGGTACTCGAAGTCGACTGGCCGGGCCTTGCCCAGCAGGACGGCATTTAGTAGCAGGATCAGCCGGGCGCCGCGCTCGAACTCGGTCTGCTGGCACTTGTCGGCGCAGAGGGCCAGGCGGCGGAAGGTCCAGGGTCCGGGGTCGACGCGGAGGATTCCGGCAGCTCGGAAAATCGTCTGTCGAGCTCGCTCAGCAGGCGATCCAGCTTCTGGGCAAAGGCCGGGCTCTCCATGTAGGCCACCGCCCGATCGACGGCCGCCGCCTTGGTGGCCCGGGTCTTCTCCAGCGCTTTGCCCAGCAGCAAGCGCCGGAGCCTCGGGAAAAAATCGACCAGCGCCTTTTCAAAGGCCTCGGCCGCCCGGTCGATGGCCTCGCCGCCCATGGCCCGCCCGAAGTCGCGGGGCGTGACGCCGTCGGCCTCGGCCTGCTCGCGGCACAGGACGTAGAGCATGGCCACCAGCTTGACGGGGTTCTCGGCCAGGCGGTCCAGCAGGTGGGCTTCGGGGTCGGTCGCCTCCAGCAGGTCGATCTGGCATTCCGTGCGGATCTGCTCGACGGCGTCGACGTTGACGTCGAGCTGCCAGGTCCGGTCGCGTTTGTCGGTAAAGCTGTGCATGGGGTGAGGAGGGGGAGGGGGTGAGGGGGTGAGGGGGTGAGGGGCCAAGTCACCTTGTCACCCAGTCACCCCGTCACCCGTTCAGTCTTTTCAGCTCGATGCCGCCACGGTGACCCACTGCGGGTGGACGGAACTGCGGCACGGCTTCAGGGTGATGGGCACGTTCATGCCCTCCTTGAGCTTTTCGGAGCGGCTGAAGCCGAAGACCTTCATGTCGGCCCACAGCCCCTCGGCTCCGGCTTCATCGTCGGCCGCGTCGAGGCAGGCGACGGGGATCGCCGTGCGGTTCAGGCAGGCCGTCTTGAGGGCCGCGAAGAAGGCGTCGCTCGTGTCGTAGACCATCGTGAAGGTGATTTCGGCCTTCATGGTGGTGGGCTCGGCCTGGTCGACGCCCAGGGACTCGCGGGTCGTGGCGTCCCACTCGTTCATTTCGATTTTGAGGTCGAGGTCCTGGACGTTGACCGCCTCGACCAGGTTGGCGGGGGCGGCGCCCGAGGCCTCGAAGTCGCCTTGCTCGCTGGAGCCCCAGTAGGTGCGGGTTCCGGTGGACAGGTAGTAGAGTTTTCCTTCGTAGCCGATGGTAAATTCGCTCATGGTGGAAGCTCCTGGTGGGCGGCGTGATGGTCAGGGTCGGACGGAGCCGGCCAGCTCGCGGGGGAGCTGGGGCAGGATTTTTGCAAGCGCCGGGCCCATGTAGGGCCGCGGCTCGATGTTGGCGGCGAAGGTCTCGGGGCCGTAGAGCCAGGCCTGGATCTCGTTGGCGTGGGCCACTTGCGACGGCGTGCGAAGCTTCGCGTAGCGGACGATGATCTTTTCGCCGCGCCAGTTGTAGGCCGGCTTCGATGTCGGCCCCGATCCGCCGATGTCGATCTCGCCGCCGGCGCCCACCTGCCGGCGCTTGCGGCGGGGGTTGCGGATCGTGACGCGGCCGCCGAACTCCTGGGTGTGCGGTGCGCCGGAGGCTGGCCCGAACAGTGCGGGGCCGACCACGGCGGATTTTGTCGAAGGGTCCCAGGAGTAGTACAGGTGCTTGCGGAGCCAGGGGTGGGGCCGGACGGCGCGAGGCGGCTGGCCAGGCGAGGAAACCTTGCGGGGCTTGCCGCTCTTGGGCGCGCTCACGTAGCGCATCGATCTCTGGGCCGTGAGCCGCAATCGGGCGGCCTGGCGCGAGAGGGCCCGCTGACCGGCCTTGTCGACGGCGGCGACCACGGGGCCCCGGTCGAAGAACAGGCGGCTTTTCAGGCTCATTTGCAGGCCGGCAGCCATGGCGTATTTCTCAGGAAATGGAACTCTCGGCGTGGAACACCAGGGTCACCAGGCCGAAATGCACGGCGTGGGCGCGGAGGTCCTCGGCGGAAAAGACGACCTTGATCTTGGCCTCGGTGCAGGCGGCGGCCGGCAGGCTGTCGAGGCGGTGGGCCAGGAAGAGGTCGCGGATCTCTTCCATGAGGTAGATCTGCGGATCGACGGCGGCCGGCAGCCGGGAGGCCAGGCGACGGCGGACGGCCAGGTAGATCGTGAAGTCGCCGGCCAGCCGCCGGCGGGCGATGTGCTCGTCCTCTTCCATGGCCGTGAGCGCCGAGACGAGCGTTTTGCCCAGGGCCTCCAGCTCGTCGACGCTTTTTTCCGTGTCGTAGACCCGCTCCGCCTCGTAGGGCAGGCTGAGGGCCTCGGCGTTGGCGTCGAGCGTGGCCAGCACGGCGGTGGCGATCTGGACGATCTGGGCGGTGGACATGGGGGAGAGGGGATTTTGGATTTGGGATTTGGGATTTGGGATTTGAGCGGGGAATCTAATCCCTAATCCCCAATCCCTTCTTTGCTCAGGTCGGGGACGCGCCGGAAATGAGTTTTGTGTGGATTCGCCAGCGGCTGCCGTGGGGGTCGGCCGGGCGGAAGTGGGCACCTCCCACAACCGGGGCCACCTCGTACATGCTGGCCAGGCCGGCGGTCGTCCGCTGGATGCGGTCGCCGGCTTGCGGTTCGCTGTGCAGGCCGTCGAAGGTGACTAGCTCGCAACGCACCAGCCAATCGAGCATCCGGCCCCGCTGGTGGAACTCCTCGGCGGTGAGCAGCTCCACGTCGACGGCCGCGGCCACGGCGGGGATCTGGACGGTTTGACCGCCGCGGCTGTAGAGGATCGTCTCGCCGGCGTGGGCTTCGAGCTGCCCGGCCAGCCAGGCGACGCCGGATTGGAGGAAGCGGGTCATGCGAGGGGCCAGGGTGACGAGGTGAGTGGGTGACGGGGTGATCGGGGTGACGGCGAGGGCGATCTCGTCGCCCAGTCACCCCGTCACCCCGTCACCTCGTCTCTTCCGGTCAGTCTTCCGGCGCGGGCTGGCCGAGGACCACGTAGACGTGGGTGTCGTCCGTGTCGGCAGCCAAGGGGGTCCAGCCCATGTACAGGCCGGCCTCCCCTTCGCCGCTGATGCTGGCCACGCCGCTGGCGGCGCCGTCGCCGGCCGTGCCGCCGACCGGGTCGGCGTCGGGGTCCCAGTAGACGTCGTCGCCGGCGGCGAAGATCGTGTCGTCTTTGGCCACTTTGAAGACGCCGTCGGCGGCCAGGGCCCCGAGGCGGCTGGCCTCGATGGCCGTGACGCAGACCAGCACCTTGTTGCCGACAAGGACCACGTCGCCGGCGGCCACGGCCGCGTCGGGCGTGTGGTCGACGTACAGCGACGGGCTTTGGTGTACGGTAGCTTGCATGGTTGTTGCTCCGAAGAGAAAGGGGTCAGGGTTCAGGGTTCAGGGTTCAGGACCGAGGAATGGCCCGGTCCCCGACCCGCTCAGGCTCCGGCGCCGGTGCTTTTGACGGCTCCGCGCTTGTCGACCTGGCACACGCCGAAGTCGAGGTAGCCCCGCCAGGCCTGGCCCAGGAAGTCGCCGGCCAGCGGCGCATCCTCCACCACCGGCGTCTCGACGCCATTGAGGTAGCCGATGCCGAAGGCGGCCACGTCGGCCGGATCGGCGAACAGGTACCAGGCGGTCGAGCTGGCGCTGGCGTGGAAGCTGGTGTTGCCCAAGTAGGGCGTCACGGCCGGCTCGTAGCGGCCCTGCCAAATGTTGGCGTCGGGCGTCTTGCTGGTGGAGGGCCCGACCACCTTCTGGCTCACGTTGAGCTCGGTGGCGGTGACCCGCAGGGCCGTGGGCACGACCAGGTAGCGGCCCATGATCAGGACCGGGTTGCCGTCCTCGTCGGTCTGATCCTCCAGCGTTTGGCTGGCGGTGCCCAGGCCGGCGGAGCCCAAGACGGCCGTGATCAGGTTGGCGTTGTTGCTGTGGAAGTAGCTGCCCGTGTTGGCCAGGACGAGCGTCCAGAAGGCCTCTTCCAGGGCCAGGGCGGCGCCGCGGCCGATCATGCGGGGGATCTCCGCGAACGCGCCGACGTCGTCGTTTTGCATGATCTGGCGCGTCAGGCCGAACATGCGGCCGTAGGTGGCCACCCGGTAGGTGAAGCTGGAGTCGGCGGCGGTGGCGTGCTTGAGCATCCCGTCGGGGCCAACTTCCTTCATCTTGAAATCGCCGGTCAGCTTGACGCCCGTGTGCGTCTTGAAGTCGTTGGCGGTCAGCTTGCGGGCCACCAGGCGGGCCACGCTGTTGACGGCCTTGTACGACTCGATCATCGTCTTGTTGGCCACGTTGGAGAGCAACGTGGCCACCGAGGCGGTCGAGAAGGCGGCCCGGATCAGCTCGCTTTGGCCGCTGCCGATGGCGGGCGCGGGGCGGCCGTCCATCGCGCAGACCAGGTGGATCGTTTCCTTCAGCCCGATCCGCCGCAGCGGATAGGCGGCCTCCAGCACCTGGTCGCCGTACTCCTCCAGGAGTTTCTTTTCGGGCGACATGCAGCCCATCCGCAGGGCGGCCTCGATCACCTTGGGCTCGGCGTCGCGGCTGCTGGCGTGGATCGCCGGACCCTTGGGGCGTTCGGCGACCATCAGGTCGGCCTCGAAGGTGGCCGCGGCCTTGATGTACTCGGCCTCAAGCCGCGGGGCGGCCCACTGGTCGGTCAGGGCCTTGGCCTTCGCCTGGATGGCCGCCTTGCGGGCGGCGGCGACGAACTTGCGGTGTTCGACCGGGTCGACCCGTTCGGCGTACTCAACCGCCACGGCCTCAATGCCCGCTTCGTGCTGGGCGTAGGCCAGGCCGATCGCATCGACGTCGAAGTGGGGCGGCTGAACCTTGGGGGCCGTAGCGTCGCGGTCGGGATCGGTCTCGGCCGCCTTCAGCTCGACGTCGTATTTCGCCTGAAGCTTGGCGACCTGGTCGTCGCGGAGGTCTTCCATCGAAAGGCCCATGGCCTCGATCCACTGCTCGAAATTCATGTTGCTCTCCTCGTGGTGGTAGGTGTCGCTCGCGGCGACTGTGGTCTTCGCTTTGGGGTCCGCGCCGATCGCCACGATGGAAACCTCGCGGAGCGTGGACTTGCGGGCCACGTAGAGCGGCCCGGTGAGCGTCTTGCCGTTGACCTTCGTGCTGATCCCCTCGCCGACGAACTCTAGCTTGTCGGGCCGCACGCCGACGCTCGCCTTCCAGGGAAATCCGTTGGCGGCGCTGTCGACGATCTCGCGGGCGTCGGGCCCCGCGCCGCTGACCAGGCCGGCCAGCTTCAAGGCCGCCCCCTCCACCTGCACCTCGTCGGCGTGGCCGGCGACGCGCCCCAGGTCGTGGTCGCGGAGGATGGGGATGGGGGCCTTGGCCGTCAGGCCGGCCAGGTCGATCACGACCGGCGGGCCGTAGGAGGAAACCTGCATCGGGCCGCCCGTGTAGGCCGTCATGGAAAAGCGTTTGGGCTTGGCGGGCTCCGCGGCAGCGTCGGCGGCCGCGATCCATTCCAGGGGGACGGCGTCGGCGTGGATGGGGTTGCGATCGGCGTGGGCCTCGATCGTGCGGGCGCGGGCCCGTGCCCGGCGGTCGGTGTGCTTGCTCATAGTCGGACCCTCCCGTTTCCGTTGGCGGTGGCTGCCGGTAGTCCGCCTCGCGCGCCGCGCTGCGGGGGCGGCTCTTCGTCGCTGGTGGCCTGCTCGACCTTGGTGGCTAACGCCGCGTCGAACAGCCGGCGACGGTATTCCTGGACGGTGATCCCCAGGTCGGTTGCGGCGGTGGCATCCTCATCGTCGAGGTCCCAGCCGTCCTCGGCCGACAGCCGCCGGCGATGGGTGGCGCCCGTGGAGAGGTCAATTTTGCGGGCGGTGGCAGCCTTCGTTTCGTCGATGATCGGCTTGCGGGGCCAGTCCCAGGCGTGGGAGGGCACTGTGTCAGCCTGGACGCTCCAGCCGTAACGCAGCACGGCCTCGGCAAACCAAACGCCAACGAGCGGTTCCAGGACGGACTCTTCGATCTCTGCTTGCTCGACGTCGACCGACACAAAATAGGTGAGGTGGTCGAGCTTGCCGCCCGAGAAGCTGTAGCCCGAACTGTCGGCCGCGGCGATGTTGTACGGCATGTTGATCGGTCGGGCCTGTTCGCAGGCCAGGCCGCGAACAAACTCGGGATAGCTGCCGGCCGGCTGCTGGGCCGTCGGCTGCCAGAGGTCGTAGCCCCAGGGAAGGGCCGTCATCATCGACTTCTCGATGGGCACGCTGGTAAACGGCCGCACCGGGTCGGGGCCCATGTTGGGCGACTGTTGGGTTTTGAGTAGGATCGAAAAGTTGGCGATGTTCTCGGCGGCGGCCACCACGGCCTCTCGGTAGCGGCGGCCGTTGGCGAACAGGTTGAGGCTAGGGTGCAGCTCCCCCACGCCGCGGTGTTGGCCCGGGCGGTCCTCGCGGAACAGGTGCAGCACGAAGCGGGCCGGGATCTGTTCGGCCGTCGGCCGCAGCGATCCCCACAGACCGCCGGGGTGGCGGCGGAGCACTTCGTAGTAGAGCGGGTCGCCGAACTCGTCGAACTTCACCCCGTCGATATGGTTCTCTTCGAGGGTCAGGTCGCTGGAGGCGACCTGTTCGCACTCGATGCCCCGCAGGCCGAGCTTGACGGGGTGCTTTAGCCGCGGGTTCCGCGCGATGATGAAGAAGGTTTCGCCGTCGGATAGCTTCGCTTTGACGGCCGTGCGGAGCATGCGGGCCAGCTTGACCTCCGCGGCCCAGGCGTTCCAGGCGGCTTCGACCATGCGGTTGAAGCTGTCGTTGCCGGTTTGCATCCGCAGCTTGGGTCCGCGGCCCACCACGTAGTTTGCCTGGGTGAGCTGGATCCCCTTGCCCTGGCCGTTGTTGCCGATCTCGTAGCGCGAGCGGCGGATGATCTTCTGCCGGATCGTCTTCGAGTTGGCCGCGTCGGCGTCGTAGGCGTCGGCGGCCGTCCAGTGCATGGCCGTCTGGCCGTCGTCTTGGGCGGCGTCGTAGCGGCCGCGGACGGCCGGCTGCCCGGGCAGGTCGACCTCGCGCGAGGGCGGCCCGGACAACCACTGGCGAACACGCGAAATCAGACCCATGGGGTCCTCGGTTTCGGGCAAAGCGGAAAGCGGAGAGCGGAAAGCGGGGGCTGGGGTCGCTTTCGGCTTTCAGCTTTCCTGGGTCTCATCCGGCGCCTGGCGGCTGGAGCTTGGCGAAGCGGAGGCCAAAGTGGGCCGCCTCGGCGGCCGTCTGGCCGGCCAGGTGCTTCTGGGCGGCGATGATCTCGTCGACGTCGCGGGCCTCGACGGTCGTCCCGTCGACGGTGACCCGTTTGAGCCCCAGGGCGGCGTCCACGATCTTCTGCGGCAGGTCGGCGGCTTCGTTGGGCATTGGGGGCAGGTTACGCCCAGGGTGGCCCAAAAGCCCAGCGGCTTCGCATTAGTGCGAAGATCGGGGGGAAAAGTGAGGGGGTGAGGGGGTGACAGGGGGACTCAGGAATTCACCCCGTCACCCCATCACCCCCCCATCTTCGCCCGGTATACGCTCGCTCGTGGTGATGGGGTGGGCGCAGTGGCGGCAGACGCGGAGGCGGCGGATCGTCCCGTCTTTCAGCCGCCAGGTCCCCTTGACGTCGAAGTGACGGCATTCGCAGTCGGGGCAGACCAGGCCGCCGCCCCGCGCCGCGGCGGCGTACTCGGCCAGGTCGGGGCGGTCGGCCGGCCCGTCAGTCGGGATCGGATAGTCGGGCTCAGGCATAGAAGAGCGGGGGCGGCAGCGCCGCGAAGCGGGTTTCCATTTCGGTTAGGGTCGGGGGGTGGGGCGGCTGGTCGGTCATCTTGACACGATGGGTTCGGGGTTCGAGGCTCGCTTCGCGCGGGCCAGGCGGTGGCGGGCGATGGTCAGGTTGTGGGGATCGAACTCGATGCCGACAAACCGGAAGGCCTCCTGAAGGCAGGCCAGCCCCGTGGAACCGCTGCCCATGAAGGGGTCGAACACCAGGCCGTCCGGCGGGGTGACCAGACGCACCAGGTAACGCATCAGAGCCAGCGGCTTGACGGTGGGATGCGTGTTTCCCTCGCCGCGCTCCGATCGGCTGGCCTTCGCACAGTAGAAGAAGCGGGCGGCGTCCCCGGCTGCGCCGGGAGCGCGGGGCGAGCCCCGCCGTTAAACGACGTCCGCTTTCCGCTTTCCGCTTTCGGCTCTTCCTTCATCGCTTCCCCCTTCCCGCCAGGTCCGCCAGGCTGGGGCGTTCCCACGGCTTCAGTGGTGTTGCCGTTTCCATCCCCGACGGGGCGGCGCCCAGCATGGAGCCGGCCACGGCCGATCCCACCAGGCAGTCCCAATAGTGGTTGTCCGGGCCGCCCGGCTTGATCTCCCAGACAATCCGCTCGCGGCCGGTTTCCTTGTGGACGATCGTCTTGGGCAGCTCGGCCGTGCAGTGGTCGGCAAACAGGGCGTGCTCCGCCGGGTCGCGGCCGAACAGCTCCCAGGCCCCGGGCGTGCCCATGGGCGTCAACAGCCCTCCGGCCGCGTGGGTCTTCCAAAAGTTGGTGTCGATCGAGACCACGCGGTCGCCGCTGGGCTGGGTGGCCAGCCGCCAGCCGAGGCCGACGGTGGTGCCCGGCTCGGGGCGGTATTCGCTGAAGGCCTTCTTGGTCGGCCCCAGGCCGACGCCGGCGGCCGGCAGGATGATCGAGCCGCCCTGCGGATGGCGGCGGCAGAACTGCTTGACCAGTTCCGTCTTCGCCCCCCACTTGCAGTCGATCAGGATGCGGCCGATGCGGGCGGTGGCACCGTCTTCGCGGCTGTAGGGTTTCGCCAACAGCCGGCCGCAGAGGGCGGCCAGGCCGGCCAGGATCCAGGCGTCTTCGGAGGTGCCTGGGTGGGCGTCGGCCATGGCGATCGGCGCGGAACTCTCGGCGAAGTAGGCGCAGGGTTGCTGCGGATGGGTGCCGTAATCGATGGGCCCGCCGCCGAAGTCGGCGGTCCAGGCGGAGACGCAGTAGTAGAGCAGCCGGCGGTGGACGTCGATGTAGGCGGCCTGGTGCGATGCCCGCTTGGGCACGCGGCCGCGGGCTAGGCCGGACAGCTTGCCAACGATTAGCGCGGCCTCTAGGTGCAAGGGCCCGCCCGCGCCGGCCACAAGGGGCGCCTGCTGGTATTCGCTGGCGAAGACTTCGGGGCCGTCGTCGATCAGGATGTTGTAGGCGTGCTGAATCGCGCTGAGCTCGTCGGGCGCGTGGCAGTGGGCCCAGGAGACCTTGCAGCCGGCATCGGCCCGCTTGCGGTTGGCGCGGTAGAGCGACGTGGCGGCGGCATGGGCCCGAGCCTGGTCGCCGTCGACGCTGCGATCGAAGGTCCGGCGGGCGGCAGCGTACTCGCCCAGCCAGAACTCTTCGTGGGCGTCGGCCCACTTGGCGACCATGGGGACCCGCTCGCCATCCCAGGCCGGGTCGGCCAGCAGCGTGTCGATCATGTCGGCGACGGCGATGATCGTGCCGTTGACGATGACCGTCAGGCCGGCGCGGTGCCCACCAGTCTGCAAGATGCCCTTGGTAAGAATGCTCAGGTTCTTGCGGACGGCCCGCGGGTTGCCGGCGGAGGTCTCGTCCTGGGGATCGTCGTTGATCACCAGGGACGGCCGGACTTGCGTCCCGTCGCGGCGCTTGTACGTGACGCCGCGAGCCTTGGCGAACGGCTTGGCCGTGATGATCGCGCCGCTGGCGACGCTGCCGGGGATGGTGGGCAGGACGATCGTGTCGGCCCGCCAAACGATGTGCGTGTGCTCGCCGTTGGAGGTCTGGTGCCGGGCCCGTTGGGGCTTGTTGTCCAGCGCCGCGATGGGGCCGCAGACCTCGGGGAAGTCTTCGGCCAGCAGGTCGTTTTCCGCCAGCTCGGCCTTGATCGAGTCGATGATGTTGGCCGAGGCGTTCTGGTTGATCGCCGTGACCAGCACGAAGTCGCTCAGTCCGTACAGGGCCGCCCAGATCGCCGTGTTTTCTGTGATCGTGGTCTTCGCAAAGCCTCGATAGACGGCGTTGACGCGGCGGCCTCTGCCGCGGATCGCTCGCTCCATGCCGCCGATCATGCGGCGGTGATCGGCGGAGAATGGCTTCAGCCCGGTCGAGTGTGGAAAGCGGGTGCTCAGAAATTTGAGCAAGCCGCCCGGCTTCCCGCAGGCGGTCCGGCGTCGCTTGTTTTTTGGCGGGC